GGTCGTTGGCGTCGCGCCAAACGGTAACGGTGCACCGGTAAAACGTGGAGCCGTCGGGCATGGTGACTACTTCGGCGCTTGTCTCTTGTATGCGAAGCTCGGGCCATTTTATTAGCGCGTCTTTTAGTCGAGTAGGTACGTCTACGTAGTTATCTAGTGAATATGCCACGGTTAGTACCCCTTTTTTTTACAAGTGCCGGGGTGGAAATATAGCGTCCACGGTTGAGCTTTGTTTACTTTGTAGGCGTACGTTGGTACGCCACACTTACTACATAATTTCATGTCGGGTTTATCTTTCATTTTGTGGATTATCTAATGCTCGGTAACGTAGCCATAGGGTGTAACAAGTTTTGCGGCGTACGGTAACACGGTTTAGGCATGAACTCCGCCCACCGAGCGGGGGTATTTGCCTCGGTGAGCGTAGCCCAACCTTGGAGCGTAATCGTTTTAGTTGCTTTGTCGCCAGTAGCCAAAACGTATACACCGAGCTTGTCCGTGTCTTTCGTTAGTAGGCAACCGTCCATACGCATAGTGGCGCGCACTTCGTAACCGTCTACGTCGTTTGCGTGTAGGTCGTATGGTGTAAAACCCCAATTAACGCCAAGGTATTTAGCTAGAGCGTATTCACCTAAGCAACCTATTTTTATTGCCGGGAACTCTACGCCCGGGTCGTATTTTGGTACGGCGTTTGGTCGGCTTTTCACTTCGTCGGCTATGAGTGCTGCTACGGCGTAAACGTAGTTAATTTCGTTTTCGCTAAATCGTATTGTTGTCACGCTTGACTACCGAGAGCTTGTAACACTTGCTCGAGTGTGTGCGCGTAGTCGTCGTTGCCGGATAAAACAAAATCGGTTCGCATATTTCGTACACGTTGCACTAACGCAATATCTACGGGCGGTTTTACTCTATGTTGAGGCCGTACTAATTCCTCTAACACGGTTATTACTGCTCGCGTTTGTGGCGTTATTTCGTTACTCATTTGGTGGGCCTTTCTTATTGTCGGGTTATCTCGTACTCCACGGTATCCAACCGCTGTTACGATATATCGCTACCATAGCCGCCGCTTGTACGTCGGGTTGGTATAGGTCGGTGCATTTGTCAAGTATGCCCTTAGCTTGTAGCCAACCCTCGGGCCAATACCGGTTAGGTCGGCACCAAAAGCCGTTAATTTGGTAATGCCCATAACTACCGCCGTTTGGGTCGTTTGGGTTAAACGCGCTCGAGCAACGGCTTTCACGGTGAGCTATGCGGAGAGCTGTAGGTAATTGTTTTGGCGGTAGACCGGCAGCTAAAGCAAACGCGGCCACTTTCGCGCAAGGGTCCGGCGGCGGTACGTCACGGTTACTAGCCGGCACCATAAGTAAAACGGTAACTAATGCTTTAATAATCATTTAGCCTCTAATTGGTATGGCGTACCCCAAGTGGAGCCGTACGGGCCTCTAAACGCTATTTGCGCGTGTAACGTCTCGCCTGTCTCGGGGTGCTCGAAAATCTGTACTAATACTTCGGTGCCGCCGTCTATGCGGGTAATAAAGCACCGGTAGTTAAATCGTTGTATATCGCTCATAGTGTTTTAGCCTCTCGTCGGTGTAGACGAGACTACTAGCGGGGTTACACGGTTTTAGGTATTGGCCCGAAAACCGCTAAAAATACGGTTTTTACGGCGTTTTCGTCGTCGGCCATAGCGGGGGATAGTTCTATATGCCACCAGTCGCCACCGGGCGCGCCGTGTATTGTCTCTTTTGTGTAGCGCTGCCAAGTTTGGCGGTCGCACCTAAAACCCCTACCCCACGGTTTAGGGAAATAATCCAACACGCATTCGATACCAAACGCGTTAGCGTTTGCTACCAATGTCTCTACAAAAGCTTTAGACATTTGGCGGCCGTTGGGTACGCCTTTAGTGTTGCTTGCGTCTTTCACGTTCACAATATGCCGGTAGCTCAAATCCATAGCCCGGCCGGTATTATGCGTAGACGGTACGCCGGGTTTGCCGCGCATATCACGCCCGGGGCTCCAAGAGCCGTTAGGCCATAGTGCCGGGCAGCGCTTAACGCATTGGCGTATAAACTCGTCGGTACCTTTACGCGGTGCCGGAGCTTGTCCGTCTTTGTTGCCAGTATAAGGTTTGGCGTTTGGTACCGGCTTAGTTGGCATTTTGTCCGAGTGTGTCGTTTGGGTTTAACCAACGAAGCAACGGCGGGGCAATAGCGGCTAGAGCTGCCATGGCTAAATCGTGAGGGCTCATATTGCCAGTAGCGGCCAACGTGATAACGGCGGCGAGTGCTGCTCGAGCGTAACTAGCTAATACTTGTTTAAGGTTTTTAGACATTGTGGCTTTCTATATGGTCGTCTAGTTTTTGTTCTATTCGGCCGAGGTAACGGTGTACGGTGCCATGGTCGTCGCGGTTTTCTTTTGCGAACTTAGTAATAAGCGCCACGAGTACAGAGAAGCCGCCACCGATACAAGCCACCAAAACGCTAGTAGCCACGTCACGTAGCCGGCTCTATTGGAGGTGCTACAAACTCTCCGTATGGCTCTACGTCGGGGTTAAATGTAAAACCGATACCGGCATAACTTCCGCGAAAACTACCGCTATACGAGGTTTGGAGCCATTGGCCCTCTAATCCAAGTGAAGCTATAAAAGCTTGGCCTACTGGCTCGCTTTCGGGGAACGGCAAATTATTTATATCGTCGTTGCTTATTACGATTACGTCGCCGCATTGGTTATTTGTTACTTGTATAAAGTGTGCCATATTTGCCCTTAAATCTTAAACCTAATATAGAAAATACCCGAGCCTCCGGCGCCACCGGTACTTCCGCCACCGCCGCCGCCTCCGGTGTTTACTAATCCCGCTGTACCCGTTCCAGTGTTTACTGCACCGCCGCCGCCACCGGAGCCACCGGCACCGCTGCTACCGCTTTGTCGTTGTCCACCACCGCCACCGGCTCGTATAGTTGTTCCGGCGGTTTGTCCAAGCCATAGCGAGACGTCGAGGCCCGCTCCACCGGCACCGCCAATAGATGTAGTTCCCGTTTGGCCTACCGCGCCTGCACCGCCACCGCCACCGGCTCCACCGGCCGGGGTATTGGTGTTCGCGCCGTTGCCGCCGTTATTACCTTGTCCGGGTGTTCCCGAAGTTACGACGCTAGTTCCGTCACCGCCTCCGCTGCCTCCCGGTCTAGCTACTGCTGCTGCACCTCCACGGCCGCCACCAATAGCAACCGGGCTAACTCCGGCACCAATAGTTAAAGGGCTTAACGAAGTTGGGCTACCGTCAATGCTTGCGGCACCGCCTCCGCCAATACTTACAGTATTAGTTCCAACCGGTATAAAAACCGTAGCCGTAGCTATTCCGCCTGCTCCGCCGCCGCCACCGTTAAAATCGGGGTTAAATCCGGCTCCACCGGCACCGCCGCCAATTAACATAACGTCAAATAATCCGGCGCGGCTTACTGTCAGAGTACCGCCCGCGGTAAACGTGAGCAAAGTATAAGCACCTAAGCCGGCCACGTTTATATTGGTTGAGGTACCGCCAGTAGCGGAGCCGTAACTAATTCCCCCCGCTAAAAAAAAAATTGCCGCCGACGCGCTCGTAAAGTAAAGCGTCCCGCCGCCCCATTGAGGGATAGCTAGAGAGCTCGAGGTAGTTACCGTTGCCGTTCCGGCGGTTACGGTGCATGTTCCCGCGCCAATGTTTGTTATTTGGAGAGTGTCGCCCGCGCTAAATAGCGACGTATTTACCGTAATTGTCGTAGCGCTCGCGCTATTCATAACAATACGGGTACCTCTGTCGGCTGCTAAAAGCGTGTAATTTGTTACGACGTTTTTTACCGTAATGTTGTAATCGTTGGCCTGTAGCGTGTTCATTTGGGCCGCTGTCAATACTTGGGCCGCCGTAAAGGTTTGTAGTGCCATAGTGAAATTATCCTAACTCACGTAAGGGCGTTATCGCTGTCAAGTGTGCCGGCGGTAGCGCTGTCGAGTATAAACGTCTCGTAAATCGTGGTCGGCGCGGTGTAAAAGCGGGTAGTTTGCCCGCCGTCAAAACTAACCGACGTCTCCAAACCCTCAATAAACGACGCTTGGGTAGTAGTTCCGAAGCTGTCGGTTTTGGTGATACTGATTAAATCGCCAATATCCAAAAGGCTTACCGTGTCCCGTTGAGCTTCCGATAATGAGCCAAACCAAGTAGCTACGGCGGTAAAACGTGGCTCCGGGTTAGGTACCAAAAGGTAGTTAGCAAGTGTTAAAGCCGCGCTATCGCTGTCTAAAAGGCTATTGGCGTATTCTTTGCTTTGCGTAAAATAGGTGCTAATTGAGGCCGCGTTAGTGGCGGTTTGTTGGGTACCGCCCGTAATCGTTACCGCCGCCCGGTTTATAACGGTGTTTTGGTCAAACTCAATTTCGAGCTCGTTATAACGAATATCGGCGCCCGTGTCGGAAAAGTACGCCGACGGCGTAGCTGTAGTGCCAGTTACTCGAGGTTGGAATACGAGGGTATTTAGCCGGTTACAGAATAGGCGGCCCTGTTCGGCGTCGTTAATGTCGGTCAAATAAGCGGTGGTAGACGTTCCGGCGCTTACCGGGTAGGCGCCCAATGTCGTTATAGGGCTAGCGGTTAATGACGTGGTGCCGGTAAACGAGACTTCGGTACGCGCTAAAACGGTGCTAATACGGTCGCTTGAGGTTTGGCTTAGCGGCGTAAACGCGTCTAGTGAGGTTTGGCTTAGCGGGTAAATATCGTCGCTTGCTACTACGTTAATTTCGTTTATACCGCCGAGTTTGTAGGTTTGGTCAAAAGCTGTTATACGGCCGGCGAAAATATAGCTACCGTCACGGCTTACCCTTACCTTGCGTAATGGTGCTAGGCCCGGCTCGTTTAGCGTGGTGTTGTAGTAGGGCGAGCTCGTATTGAGCGGATTAAATAGCCCATTTTCGTCGTTGAGCATTAGCGAGCAAGTACCGCTAACGGGCATTTGGTCGGTTACTGTACGTCGCCCTCGACGGATACTAAAGCTGTCTATTTCGTTTGTTATGTCGGCGTATTCGGTAGAGCCGTCCAACACGTACGTAGTGTTATCTAGTACGCCTTTAGTCGCGCTATCCAAGGTAAACGAGTTAAGTAAAAACCCGGTAGATACCTCAACGGCATATACCCCGCCGTTTAATACGGTGGCCGGCATTAGGCAACCCGGATATTAGCGGGGCCGGATACTTGGTTAAATTGGCGTATAGCGTCCACAACGGCGCGCCCAATTTCTGCCGACGTGGATAAACCGCCATTTACGTTTACGGTGATAGCACCGCCACCGCCGCCCATTTTGCCCATTTGGTTAAGGGGTATTACGGCTTCACTTCCGGCCTCACCAATTAGGGCGAGCGTTGGGCCTGTAACTATGCCGCCGCCGGCCATAGCGGGAATACCTAAACGGCCTGTAATCTCTGCCATTTTGTTAGATACGAAAACGTCAATAGTTACCGTACGCTTCATTTTGGCGGCTATCGTGTCCATTTTTGCCATGAGCTTAGGGGTGAGTTTGTCAAGCTCTCCCTGTAGTCCGTCCACTATTGCTTTAGCGCTGTCTACGCCGGCTTGTAACCATTTGGTAGCACCGTTTAGCCCTACCTTGTCGGCAGCGCGGTTAGCGGCGTCTACGAGGTCGTTAGTGGCGTCTATGGCGGTTTGGCCGCCTGCTATGAGCTCGTCGGCTATTGCGCTTCCGGCTTCCTGTCCGGCGTCGAGCACCATTTGGAACGCGTCGCGGCTTAGGTTGGTTTTTAGCAAGGTTTGTAGTTTGTCGGTGTAGGCAACTATCCCGGATACTTGGGAGCGTAGGCCGTCGAGAAAACCGCCGCCACTCTCTTTACCGGCGTCTTGAGCGTCGGCAAAACTAAACGCTTGTTTAATGCTGTCCGCTGCCGTTTTGGCAAAATCGTTAAACGCGTCTTGAGCTGCTTTTAAGCCGTCTTTAGCTTTGTCTAAAGCTTCGCCCAATTTGTCTTTAAGGGCAGCGGCAAAGCTTTCGACCTCTTTAGCTGCTCCGCTAACGGTAGGTGTATATGTCTCTAATTTGCCATTAGCGGCGTCTATAGCGTCGGCTTGCCTAATTGCTTGGCTATTAGAGACGTCGGTACTCATAGCTAATTGTTCATTAGCTCTACGTGTTTTATTTGTTTGGTACGTGTAGGCGGCTAGCGCGGCAATACCGGCAAGTACGGCCACAATTCCAATACCCGTAGCAATTTGGACGGCGGTAAACGAGGTAGCGAGCGCCCAGTTAATACCCGTCGTAACCGCTGCAATTACTTTGTAGCCCTTGTAGGCGATACCTAGCGCGCCAATTACTCCGGCAAGGGTGCCAATACCGATAGCTAAAGCCGATACGAGCCCGGCGTTATCGCCAACAAACGTAGCGAAATTGGTTAGCAACGGTAGTACGGCTTCCATTACGGGTATAAACGCGTTACCAATGGCTACTACGGCGTCGTCTATTTTCGCTTTTAGTATTCTTTGTTGGTTGGCTAGTCCACCGCTCGTACGCGCAAAGTCGCCTTGGGCGTCTCCGGTTTGTTTAAGAATTAAAGACTGTGCGGCGAGTACTTTTGCGCTTTGCTCGAGCGCGCCCTTGCCGTTATATATCCCCATTGACATAGCTTCCGCTTTAAGGGCGGCGTCGTTGAGTAGTACTCCGTATTTGCGAATAGGCTCGCTCTCGCCACGTAGGGCGGCACCTAGGGCTAGCGCGACGTCGGCCGGGTTGGCGTTATGGAAGCTTGCTAGGTCGCTTGTGAGCTGTACCATTTGGGTAGAAAACCCGGCTAAATCCTCTCCCGTTTTGCCGGCAGCTTTACCGAAAACTCCAAACGTAGCGGCAGCGTCTAACGCGGCTTGTTTGCTTTGCCCTAATGACGTGGCAGCGGTGCTAGCAAATTGCTGCACACTTTTAGCGGCGTCGCCGAAAATTACATTACTTTTATTTATTGTCTCGTTAAAATTACTGGCAGCTTGAGCGGCTTTAATTCCACCAACGGCTACGGCGCCAAACGCGGCAATAGCCGGTACGGTCATTTTGTCTAAAGCAAAGCCGGCTTTTTTTGCGGTGCCCTCGAGGTTTGCAAACTCTTTAGCGGCGGCTTTTATGCCCTTATCGCTAAAGCTCGTAATAATCGGTATGTTAATAGCCATAATTAACCTGTAGCTTTCGGTTTACTTTATCCATTACCCGGCCGACTATCTCGGTAACTACGCCCTCAACGGCCGGCTTAGAAGCCTCTACGCCGGGGTCGGCTGCTCGAGGTTGGGTACGGATACCTTGGCCGTAGGCCATGAGATTAGCGACAAATAAACTATCGGGCGTACGTTTACCGGCATGGTCCCAAATAGCGCCCGCGGCGTCCTTTTGTTGGAGCGTTAATAGTTGGTATGGGATAGCGTCAAAATTAACTACGTCGCCGCTACTAAATTGTACGGTTTTAGCGGGTTTGCCCGTACGGTTGGTAAGTATTCTAAAACCCTCGCTAACGGCTGTATTGCTCCATTTGGTGCCGTCTCGGCCTTTAATCAAACTGCCTCGACGCATACCGGTTAGCGGTGGAGCTGTAGGGATAAACGAGCGGGCGGCGGTAAGTACCGGCTCTCCGGCTCGTTTAACGTCTTTTGTTATTTGGCGTCGGTAAGTTGGGTCTATGTCGTTTAATTCTTTTAGCGCTTGTTTAACGCCGTATATGTCAAGTTTTGCGCTAGTTGCCACGGCCTCTACCTTTTCTTACTCTGCTCGCTTAATACTCTAACGAGTGTAGATAGGTCGTCTATGTCAAACGTGTTGGCGTACCAATGCGGCGCCCAACCGGTAGCTATTACTAGCTCGGCTAGTTGCCGTCGGTAGGTGCCGCTTGGATAGGGTTTGGGGCCTCTTGCTCCACTACCTCAATGTTTACGAGCTTCTTTAGGAAATCGTCAAACGCTGCCGGTACTACTACGCCGTGTACTTTACTTGCGCACCATGCCAAATAGGCTAAATCCTCAATACCGATACCGTTACCCATGTCCGAGGCTTTACGCTTAAAACGGCGTTCCCACTCGACGACGGTAAATAGGTTGGTCGTTACCTCGTAGGTGTTGTCGGGTAGTTCTACTTTTAGGGTTAGCTTCACTTTTGCTCTTTTCGTGTCGGGCCGATTAGGGCCGTGGTTATGGGGTTACGTCTACGGTGTATACGCCACCGGTAAACGTTACTTCGCAAGTGGAAAGCTCGCCAAGCGTCGCGTTTACAATAGGCAACGTCTCAAGGTAACAACCAGTAAGGGTAAAGCCGGGGTTAGTTGGGCCGTCGGCCGCTGTACTCGGTTTAACGATAATGGTAGTAGTCGAGCCTACGAGGCTCTTTAGTACGTCGTATGTCTCGGTAGTCGCGTAGCTCTGATAGAGGGTTAGCGTTACTTCGTTATTTTGTAGGCCCGAGGTATACGAGCGCGCCGTGTTACCAAACGAGGTTTGTTCCAAGCTTTCGTTTACACGGGTAAAGGTTGCCGCGGTGCATTGGTCTGACATATCGCTTCCGGCTACGAATACTTGGGGGTTTGAGAGATAAAGCGCGGTAGGCATTATGCAACCGCCACAGAATAGGTACCGCCAGTAAAGGTAACTTCACAAGTTGAGAGCTCGCCAAGGGTAGCGTTTACTACCGGCAACGTCTCGAGGTATGCGCCCGTAATCGTAAAGAGCGGGTTAGTTGCCGACGTGGCACCGCTAGCCGGTTTAAGCGTGATGTTGGTAGTTGTACCTACAAGGCCCGCAAGTGTCGCGTACGTCTCCGAAGCGGCGTAACTCTGATAAAGAGTAATGGTTACTTCGTTGTTTTGTAACCCTGCCGTATACACGCGGGCGGTAGCACCAAAAGCGGTAGCTTCCAAACTTTCGGTAACACGGTTAAGGGTTGCCGCCGTACATTGGTCGGAGCAATCCACCGCGTTAATCGTTACTACCGGGTTAGCTAGATAAGTGAAAGCCATTTTTTATTCCTCGCTTGTGTCTGTGTCTTTTTTAGCACTTTTCGGAGCTTTAGGTGCGGATATAAAACCGCCATCTACGAGCGCGTCTACGTTTACTCCGGTAGCGGCTGCCGCTTCGGCGTCAAACTCCGCGCCAATTTCGCCTAGTCGCTCGCTCATAATCACATATTTTGGCATATTTTCCCTAACTCGTTTGCGCTTGCATTTCTATAGTTAAATCGTAGGCCGCGTATTCCGCGCCGCCGATAACGGCAAGCGTTGGGCGCCCGTCCGTTACTGCCACATTAGCCGCTAATAGTTTGCTCGCTATGTTCATTAGTGAGCGTTGGGCGTCGAGGTTGCCCGGGCCGAGGGTAATAATGCGTACGGGAAAACTAATTTTTACTATGTTGTAGTTCCAAGCAACAAACGACGGGGCGTCAATGAGTACGCCGGGCGGGGTGAGATTACGCGGGTCGTTTGCGACATTGAGGCCCGTTATGGCGCTAAGTGTCGTTGTAAGGCCGTCTAAAGCTTCGTTAAAGAGGTCGGTATACGCTACGGGCATTAGGCAACCGCCGGGCGGTCTATTCCTAGTAGTTGCTTAATCATTGGGCTAAGGCCGGTGGAGCTGCCGGTAGTCATGCCGTCAAACGACGCGAAATCTGATACCGCGCCACGTTGCCTATAAAGAAAACCGCCGTAACCAATGGTGCCGAGTTTTACCGCTTGGTTTGGTACCGTCGTCAAACTATCCACGTACCCGGCCTCTTGGCGTCGCTTGTAGCAAAACGCGTTAGCCGCTGCCGCGCAAATAGTTAGAAAACTCGCGTCCAATGCACTAGCGGTACCAATGCCGAGCCAGTCCTCGACGTCGGTAGCTGTAATCCAAGTACAAACCGGGTTAGTAGTGAAAACGCCTAACGGTTGGAACGCTACGCGCTCAATATCGTTACCAACCGAATAAAAGAGCACTTGATTAGCTACGGGTATTTCCTCGTTATACGTGAGCTCTCCGTACGTGTTTACTCCGGTAAACAAGTATTGGGGTAGCGCGTACACCGTGTAGGTGCCGTTTAGTGAGTTAGGCATACTCGAAAGCGTGAAGCTTTGCCCAACTTCTAACGGGTCGGCGTTTGTTAATAGCTCAACTACTACGTAGTTGTCTAATCGTTGGTTACTGCTTACGCTGTATGTCGCCATAGGCGGCTAACCGCCTTTGTATTAGGTGAGTTTTACAAACTTGGTAGCGTCTACCATTTTTTGTGAGAGGTATCCGCGGAACGCGATAGTACGCGAGAGCGTAGACGGGTTGTCAATACTGATAGCGCCCTTTTGTTGCTCTCCCACGAAATAGCCCGACGGGTCGGCGACGATTACGGTATCGGCCGCAAAGTTGCGGTCTACTACAACGGTCAAACCAAACGCGGTAGGCGCTCCGTTTGCCATGCCCGGCGCAATTTGTCCGAACGCGTTCATAGGCCCAATTTGCGGGAACAATGGACGGCCCGCCGTGTCTACCAATTTTCCAAGGGCGCCGAACATGTTCGGGCTCAAGAAAAGGTGAGTAGGTAGGTTGCCGTTTGAGTTATTAAGAATTGTTACCGAAGCGTCGTAAATATCGCTTACCCACTCGGCGGCGCTTGTTGGGTCGGTCAAGACTGCCGACTGTGTAACCGCTGCAAGTAGAGCGTCGGCTACGGCGTTGTCCGTCGCGTTCGCATAAATCCGGGCCATGTTGTCGAGCAAAAGGCCGGTAACCTCGGGCGACGAAAAATCCATGTCCTGTTCGGAGACGTTTACGTAGCCTCCGTACGTCACTTTTGCCACGTCAAACGCGCTAACGGCGTAGGTTGAAGCTGTAAGCGCGGCGTTTTCTGCCGACTGTACGCCTACCGTGTTATTGGTGCTCACGTATGGCAAGCGGAACGTATGGCCGGCCTGTGGAATTGAGCGAGTTCCGATAGCGTCAATGACAGGGCGCAAGCCTCGGAAATTGTCGTAGACAGGTTGTACCAAAATCTCCGGAAGCAAACCGTCGCTATCGGCGGTCGTTACGTTTGGAGCTGCTGCTCGGATATTGGCCTGCATTTGTGCAAACTCCGGGCCGCCCTTAAGCGCGCACGAAATCCATTCGGCGGCGCTTGGCATTTTTACGGTTTTAGGCTGTGCGTAAATTGGCATAGATGCCGCTTCAATTACTGCCGGTGCTTCGACTACTTCGCTCATTTGTTCTACCTCTTTAGGTTGGTCGTTAATTTCATTTAACACTATTGTCTCGTCGTTTTGGTGGATACTCGCGGCCACACGGTCTACAGTAGCACCGGGGAACGCTCCAAACGGGACGAGGCTTAACTCTTGCCAGTCGGCAGCGGTAACTATCATTACGCCGGCTTCGTCATAGCTAAAAGCCGTGGGGATTACTCCCACACTCACGGCGTCTAAAACTCCGTCTTTTGCTAGCTGTAAACTTTCGTCACCAAGGGCGGTAGCGCTAATTTTTGCTTCGTAAAGCATGGCGTCGGGTGTGTCCACCATAGACGTAACTACGCCTATTGGTTGGGTGCTGTCATGGTAAAGATACATTTTAGGGCGTTTTGACGCGTTAAGGCTTCCGGGCCTAAATAAAACTTTTTCGCCGCCGCTTACTTGGGCAACGACGTTATAGGGGAGCGCTGTACCGGCAAGCGTACGGCGGGGTACTTCTCCGGGTGCTGCCGCGTCGAGTGTTAGCTCTTGTTGGGTTAATCTAATCATTATCGCCGTTACCTATTTCTACTCGTGTACTTGTATCCATATTAGGATTATCTACCGTCTCCTCTACGTCCATTACTGAAGCGGCGGCCATTTCACCGAGATACGCCTCGTAATCAAACTTTACATAGGTACCCCTTGGGAGCACGTTATCGCCGCTTAGTGTCTCGGCTATGCACTCCGCGTACGGTCGGGCGCCAAATATGAGTAGGTCGGCGCGGGCGTTTTCGCTGCTTTGGTAATTCATTGAGCCCGTGTTAATTCCGAGCAAGTATGGCGGGATATTGGCGAGACGGGCCATTTCGAGACTTTGGTAGTTACTGGCGTCTACTAATAGCATTTTATCCGGGGTAGCCATGTTAGGGATTACCTCTACAAACTCGTTTACCGCTGCCGTAGAGTTTGTTAGTCGCGCATTGTCGAACGCTGCCGCTAGGTCGGTTAGCTCTTGGCTGCTCATTGGCTCGCCGCCAACTTGGCGAAGCGTTAAAGCCGGTTGAGTTGCTGCCGCATTGGTGAGACGGGCGCGCTCGAGTTTTAGAGCTGTAGTTACCGCGGTTGGGCTAACCGTGTTTAAGGCTTGTTGAGGGCCTATGAATTGTACTACGTCTTTGTGGTCTATTGGTTGGCCGTTAAATAAAAGTTGTTTAGACGGCGCAAACTTTACGCCGGTTTGTTGGTCTTGCATTGTCACCATAGCGGCCGGTAGACGTGTAAACGCCGAGGGGTAGCCGTCGGCCGTTCTCTCCGTGACATAGAGGTAGGCGGTTTGCGTAAATAAAATATCGTCAAATAACCAAGAAAATAGGGTGCTATTTGGTATTGACTTATCCAAGCGGCGTAACCATGAGCGCGGCGCTAGCGGTACGTCCTCCATTTCCTCGCCGTTCCAAGCCTGCTTATACATAATTAGCGGCATTGTTGAAATTACCGACGCTATTAAATCTCTTGAGCGGCTAATAGTTGGGATACTCATTAGACGGGCTCTCTCGGCTCCGTCCTGATACTGCACATAATTACCAATACCGGCAGCTCTAGCGGAATATCCGCCCGCGGCAGCGCCAATAGTCGGGTTTTTAACGTCTGCTTTTACTTTGTTAAATAGCGCCATAGTTTTAGTTTGCCACAATTCTATAAAGGTTGGTGGCACCGGCCGAGGCCCACAACTCCCGACGAGTTACACAACGGCCGGCACCGCTTGACATATTAGCGGGCATTACTGACTACTACAGGCTTACCAACCGCTACGGGTTTACTTGCTAAAGCTACGGCCCATATCATGCACCTACAAGCCTCAACAGGGCCCGGAGAGCGTGTCGAGCTAATAGCTACGCTCCCTTGGTGCTTAATCATTACGGCGCGCTCGACGTGCTCGTTTAAGACGTGTTGGCCGTTATGTCTAATACGGTTTTCTATAATCATGGACCTAACCGCGCCCGTCCATTTAAGTAGCTCACGGTACCCAACAATTACACGCCGGCGCTCTAAGTGCGGCGGTACGTGTACGTCAAGGCTTGGCACTATGGCTAGGCGTAGGGTTGGTTGGCTTGTTAGTTCCGCTTCGATTAGGCGCCAACACTCGGCCAACGTATCGGCGGTAAAAGCTATGGTTACGTGGGTTATTTTGCCGTTAGAGACGGCGCGCACCGCGTAATAACGGCTTTCGTCGGTGGATACCTCTACGGCTAACACTCCACCGGGCGGGCAAGGCTCCGGGGTTTGGAGCTGCTCAAATATGCCGGGCTCTAACCAACCCGACGTAGTGGCCGTAAAGACGTTTACCGACGCGCGTAGAAAAGCGGAGCGGTTGGGAGCTTCGGCTTCGGCTAACAATACGGCCGGCTCGAGGGTATGCCCTAGTGCGGGGTTTGAGTATTGCCAAGCGTCCATAGTCATAAAATCCACCGACGGCGGCGGGCTAAATTCGGCAAAGTAAAAGCTCGTTTGTTGCCCGCTATCTATAGCCCGGAGCCCTTGCTCGCGCCAACGTAACATAGCGTGGCTATCTTGAGTTCCGGCGGTACTCCACATAGCAAGTAACGGGTTTTTACGTGCACGTTGGGACGGTAGTAAACCGTCGTCTATGGCAGCTTCGCTAACGGCCCATACCTCGTCCACTATTACTAGGTCGGCGCTGTAACCGTGGCCGGCTTGCGGGGTAGCTGCACGTACCAACCAAGTAGAGCCGTCGGGCATGGTGAGAGACATACGGCCATAACTCCACGATACGGAAGCATTAAACCGGGCCTCTAAAATTGGGGCCAAGTACGTAAACAAACTTGTAGCGAGGTCGAGTTTGTGCGCGACGGTTATTACCGTTTGCTTTTGCCCTCGGCGTTTACCTTGGGTAACGAGCCACCAACCAACTAGCGCGGCTATCGCTGTCGTCTTGCCGTTCTGTCGCGCGACGCTCACCATGGCTACCCGGTGCCGCCACCGTTCCAAACCATTATCCATGTCGTAAGCCGTCATTTGGTTAAGTACGTGACGTTGCCACGGCATGAGCTCCACGTTTAATACCTCAAGAGCAAACTCTGCTACCTCATTACCTACCGATAGAAAACCGCTCTCCGTGGTCGTCTCTAATCTTGGGTACTGTCGGCCAGTCGTCGCCAGTTCGGGCCGGTCGGTTAAAACCGTTGTATTTATTGGGTCAGATATACGATATAGACCTTGCGGGGGCTTCTCGGGTGACTGGAAAAAAACGCTCTCCGTGTTTTCGTTTTGTTTTTCTTGTGGGTATTGGGTTTGCTCGGTTATGAGTGTGCCGTTACGTTCGCGTTCGCGGCGTGTTTTGGTTGCTTGTCCGCGTCGAGCGTTACAGGGTTTGCAAGCCGGCACTAGGTTTTCTATTGAGTTTGTGCCGCCCTCAATGGTGGGTATTACGTGGTCGGCTTCGGTTGCTAGGTTGCCGCACCAATGACACGGCGCGCCGTCTCCGAGTATTTTTTTACGGTTTTTCTTAAACTCGGCTTGGTTACGTGCTTTGCTGTTGGCGTTGGTGCTCATGCTGCCGCGCTTCGCTTGGCCTGACGCGCCGCTAGGGCGGCTTGTCCGTGGTTGGTGGGGTTGC